TCAATACGCTTGCCGCCTATTGCTCCGCTTACGCGCGTTGGCTCATCGCCGAGCGGTCGATCAAGGCAATGGCCGAGCACGATCCGAAATTTTCCGGCCTGGCCGCGCGCAACGACAACGGCCATATCATCGCCAACCCGATCGTCGGCGTTGCCGCGCGGGCGTCTTGCGAAATGGTCAAGTATGCGATGCAACTCGGCATGACGCCGCTTGCGCGCACGCGGCTCGCCGCCGGCCCGGCGAAAAAGGCCGGCAAGTTTGACGGGCTCGTCGCCAGCTAGTCCATGCTCGCCAGGGTTTCGCGTACCGCGGCCGGGAAGGAGCGGGCGCGTAAGGTTATCGCGTTCATTGAAAAATTGACGGTCCCGTCGGGCGCCGGCCAGGGCAAGCCGTTCAAGCTGCAAGCCTGGCAAAAAAAGTTTATCCGCGATATTTACGAGCCGAGCTTGCCCGACGGGCGCCGCGTCGTACGCCGTGCGATCCTGTCAATGGCGCGCAAGAACGGCAAGACGGCGTTGATCGCGTGCATCGCGCTCGCGCATTTGGTCGGGCCGGAAAGAATCCCTAACGGCGAGATCTATTCCGCCGCCAACGATCGCGACCAGGCGAGCATAATTTTTAAGTTTGCCAAGCAAATCGTCGAGGCCGAGCCCGAGCTCTTGCTTGCGGTCGATATCGTGCCGTCGACAAAAACCATGATCGGGCGCTCGACCGGCTCGGTCTATCGCGCCGTTAGTTCCGAGGCCGGCACAAAGCACGGCTATTTGCCGAGCCTGGTTATTTACGACGAGCTCGCGCAAGCCAAAAACCGCGACCTCTACGACGTCCTCGATACCTCGTTTGGCGCCTGTCACGAGCCGCTATTTATTACGCTCTCGACGCAATCCAACGATCCCGAGCATATCCTCTCGCAATTGATTGACGACGGCATGAGCGGCGTCGACCCGACCATCGTTTGTCACTTGCACGCGGCGGACGAAAACTGCGAGCTCGGCGATCGCCGGCAATGGAAAAAAGCAAACCCGGCGCTCGGGCTTTTCCGCGATCGCGACGACCTGGTCGCCGCGGTGACCAAGGCGAGCCGGATGCCGGCCGAGGAGCCAAAGGTTAGAAACCTTTTGCTCAACCAGCGCGTTTCCCCGGCCTCGATCCTGATAAGCCGGGCGGAATGGATGGCTTGCGCCGGCGAGGCAAAGTTTACGCCAGGGGAGACGGTTTACCTTGCGTTGGACCTATCGAATACCCTCGACTTGTCGGCTTTGCTCATGGGCTCGGCGGACGACGTCGCTCGCGTTCAACCGTTTTTCTGGAAACCCGCCGACCAACTCGCCGAGCAAAGTTTCCGCGATTTCGGGTCGGGCAACCTCCGCTATGTCCAATGGGCCGAAGCGGGACACATCGCAACCACACCGGGCAAATCAATCGACAAGGAAGCGATCGCCAAAACGATCGCCGAATTAAGCGGGCGCTATAATATCCGCGCGCTCGCCTACGATCGTTGGCGGATCGAGGATTTGTTGCGCGAGTTTGACCGTATCGGTTTCAAGGCTTGGAAATCCGAGGCCGAGCTCGACGACGGCAAGCCCAAGAAAGAATTGCCGCGCGACGGCTTGCGCCTGGTCCCTTGGGGCCAGGGGTTCAAGGACATGGCGCCGGCGATCGACGCGCTCGAGTCCGCGGTCGTCGACCGCAAATTGATCCACCCCAATAACCCTTGTCTCAATTGGAATATGGCGAACGCGATCGCGGTCATGGACCCGGCCGGCGGCCGCAAGCTCGACAAGGACAAATCGCGCTTTCGGATCGACGGCGCCGTCGCGCTCGCGATGCTCATGGGCTTGCGCGCGCGTGACCGGCTCCGAAAGGTCGTTGATTTTGAAACGTTGATCGGATGAAAAAAGCCGGCCTCGTTTCCGAGGCCGGCGTCGTCGTTATTCGTTCAAGGCGGCGAGCGCGGCTTTCTTTCGCTCGCCGAGAGTACCGCCGACCTTTCGGCGTGACCCGCTTGCCATTTGGCGAGTCGTTTCCGGTCGGCCGTCTTGCATGAGCGCGAGCACGCCGTCCCATGTGGTAGCGATGCCAAGATAACCGCACCATGAATGCCGTTCGGTTACCTTGCCGTCCTTGTCGCGGATGATGCGGGCCGCGATCTCGTCGCCGGTTATTTTGTAAACCGACCAACCGCCGACCGGCCATACGTCGTTCGTTTCAAAATGTTGGATATGATACGAGGACATTCTGCATTCCTTTTTTGATTCAGTTTTCAAACAACTCGGGCAACGCGCCCGCGGCAATCGGTTCGTTTCCGATTGATAAAACTATTTTACCATAGGTCGTGCGCGTCACTTTTTTTCGGCTCCGTTTTTGCGTTTCGAGTCTCGACGGCTCAACGACTTTCTTTACGAAAAGTTTTTTCGAAATTACGGAAACACTGGCGCAACTCGCATTTGCGCTTGCTTGAATCATAGCGCGAGCGGTGCGCGATCACGCGCATTGCTGGCGTTGCGTCTTAGACTATTTTCTATTTGCCACGGTTGAACCAAACAAGGAGTCGCTATGAAATATCTTGCTGCAATGCTCGGCGCCGCCGTGCTCTTGCTCGTCGCCGTTCCGGCGCGCGCCGACACGGTCAACAATCTCACGATCGGCGCATTGCCAAATCCGGTCCCGCAATCACTCAGTAATCCTTGTATCATTTGCGGCACGACGGCACCGGGACAACCGGCAAATTTCGGTTACAACAATTTTTCCAATCACGGCAACGATACGAGCTTTAATACTTTCTCGACCGATATCCTCGGCGGCGGCGTTCTGGTCGGCGACCTGCAAGCCAACGCCTTGCCATATACCGGCGCGCTCCTCGACGCTTTTCTACAAGGCGCCGGCGACGTCTCGCTCAAATTCGGCGTCGCGATCGACATAAACACCGCAATGAATGGCGAAACCTTGCAGCAATTCCAATTGATCGACCTTTCGTTGCCGGCCGGCCAGCGCGTGATCTTTGATATCGACGGCCCGATTGCGTTGCCCGATATCAACAACGGCAACGGCAAAGGCGACTATCTCATAACCGGCTTTGACCTTTCCAACGTGAGCGCCGGCGACCTCTTGCTTTTTCATGCGTCATGGTCGGGCGCGTCCGACGGCGCGGAAAGTTTTTATATCGTGCCGTTGTTAGCCGCGGCCGAGACGCCGATCCCTGGCGCCGCCTGGTTATTTGCATCCGGCCTCGCCGGCTTTGGCTTGTTCATGCGCCGGCGCCGGCAACCGATAGCGGGCCGAGCCTGACTCGCTATCCCGCGCGTCGCGGACACCCCGCTCCTTACCAACTCAAGGAACGCCACAACCCGCGGCGCGCGGGTCAATTCTCAAACACGGAGTCCAGCTATGACACTACAAATTATCGACGGCCCGACCATCGCGCGCGGGGAATCGCTTTCCGACGGCGTCGATTGTTCGGCCGGCGAGATCGTGCGGATCACCGTGCCGCAAGAGTTCACCGAGGCAAATTTGACGTTCCAGGTTTCCAGTAACGGCGAATTGTATAACGACCTATTCGACGACCGCGGCGACGAGGTCATGATTACGGCGACGCCCGATAGCGGCATCGTGATCGGCGGCCTCTGGGTCCGCGCGATTGGTTGGATCAAATTCCGCTCGGGCTCGCGCGACAACCCGGTCGAGCAACGCGACGATTGCAAATTCGCCATCGCGATCGAGACGGCGGCCGGCACCGCGGCCGCGTCGAGCTCGCGCCGGGAATGATGCCGGTCAATTGGTCGGGCCTTTTGATCCTGGCCGCGCTCGTCGCGTTTGCGGTCGGCGTCGGCGTCTATCTCGCCGGCTATGGCGGCAATTGTTGCTAGGGGAGAAAAACCATCATGGCCGAAATCGACCCGCCGGATGACGACGAGAATTATATGGATTTCATGAGCCGTTGCTCCGACGACGGCGGCGACGAGGATACTTGTCAAAACATTTGGGACGACGCGCAAGACGAAAAGAGCGGCGGCCGCGGTGCGCTCGTCCGCAAGACGATCGCCACCAAAGCCGACGGCCTCGATTTTGTCTTGAGCGACGAGACGCCCGACCGCATGGGCGAGATCATCGCCGCCGCCGGCTGGCAATTGGAGAATTTCAAGAAAAACCCGATCGCGCTTTTCGGTCATCGCGGCGATTTTCCGATCGGCAAATGGAAAGATTTGCATGTCGAAAAAGGCGCGTTGCGCGGAAACCTTGAGCTCGCGCCCGCGGGCACAAGCGCGCGGATCGACGAGCTCCGCAATCTGATCGAGGCCGGAATCCTCAAGGCGGTTAGCGTCGGCTTTCAACCGCTCGAAAAGCAACCAATGGACGAAAAGGCCGATCGGTTTTTCGGCCCGTTCAAGTATCTCAAGCAAGAGCTCGT